TGAAGTAATATTACAGCAATCTAAACAGCAACTACACGCATTTCCCGTTAATGATGTAATCCCATCACACGCAGGACATGGATCATTAGAGGGTGGACCACCACTAGTGTTGATGCAGAAATTATTTGTTGGGTTGTTTACTAAACAAGAAATTTGAGGAGCATTAAACCAAGACTCTATACAATTACCTTTTGCTCTACCGCAGCCTGCTAATATAGCGGCTTCTTCGTTTGGGGCGGTAGAGCCACCGATACACGATGCGTTGCATGGACAAGTCAACATAGCATCCCAACTAGCCCAAGTCCAACCCAAAGGTTGTGCTCTAAAATACACCCACTGTCTTTCTGCCCAAAAATAGTAATCATCTATTACTTTTTGTCTGACTTCTTCGGACATTTTACTATTTTCCCACTGTCCAGAAAAAGGTAAGAAACATTCTGCTTGGAGTAAAAGAGAACTATTTGGTACTAAGTCTGGTCTAAGATACGGTTTTCTGATATTATATGACTTAGCAACATTATAATCTCTTTCGTAGTATCTTTTTCTAACTGGACCGAGTAAAGGCATATCATCTATTGTTTTATTTGCATATGTTTCATATCCCATATCGGGAAATCTTTCATTCAATTCTTTATATGCTTTAAGTTGTTCTGCTCTCCAATCCTTTACATGAAAATAACCAGCATTTCCTAGTTTTTCAAAAACACTTTGCAAAGACCATTCTGAGTATAATTCAGAAGTGGTTCTTTTGTCTATTAGATCCTCATAATCTTCATTTGTTATTGCAGGAGTTCTTGGATTGCTGGATAAACTATTCATAGGATCTACTGCATCTTCCAAATCAAACTGAAAGAAAGGCACAGAAGAGCAGGCAAAGATCCACCATTTGGGAACCATGTTGTCTACTTGATATGGATATGGATCTGGGTTGGGTGGAGTGGTATATGTGGGATTTGGTTTGTCTCCACTTGTGCCTGGATCATTCCAAAACACTTGAGAAAACCCTGTAGAATCGCTTTGCGCTATTTTCCAAAATCTCTCTTGAGTTACATTAAACAACCACTGAGAGGATAATCTAAAAGGATATTCCGACACTTCAGATGCAAAATATGATCCTGCTCTTTGAAGTAATTCTGGTCCAAGAATACTATCATATGTTTGTTCATAATTTCTGTCATGTTGTATGGTTTCGTTTTTGTTTTTAACAAAAGCATTAGATTTTTCTAAAAAATTAGAAGAGTTGTAGCACTCTATGTCTGCTGCCCATCTGTATCTACTGTTGTCTAGAAGTTTTCTTCTTCTATACTTTGTCATCCAGAAAGAATCGCATTCACATAAAGGAGGATATTGCACAATATTACAGTCTCCAAAAGAAACAGGGTAGCAGCAATTATTGTAAGAAGGTTGAGAATCGGAAGGAGGAATACCAACACCCAACAGTGTATCCGTATACCCTTCTTTTAAATCTTCTATTAATGTACTCCAATCATAGACAAAACCAGAACAATCTATATTTTCTTCTTCTTCTGTGCAAGCCAATCCGTTTTTAAGAGAATCGTTGCACAGAGTGGAAGAAAAACAAGGAGACTCGTGTCCTAAACATATCTGAGCAAGTTCATTATTGTATTCAGAAGCAGTATTCCACCAACTTACCGCATCCGCCTGACCAGGACAAATAAAATCATATCTGCATCTAGAATATGTTCCAGTTATATTTTCTGTATTCTTTATAGGATCTTTTGATACTGGGACTTGATTTATTATGTCCGATCTGTGAATATTTCTCTTATCTGGACTAATTGGACCAATTTTTGTGTATGAGGAAATATCAACAGGATAATCTCCGAAGAAACTAATAGGTCTCCAATAATTTTCGTAGTATTTGTATAATGTCTGTATTGGTTCTAATTCGTCTGCCGATACTGTGTAATTGACTACTTTTGCTATATCCTGTGCATCACATCCCACAGAACAGCAATCAGAACTGATTCCACAGTTTTGACTCGCTGTAAGAAAATAATGTTGATTTATGCTGTATCCAGGTCTTTCTGACCACATTATGAGATCTTCACACCCGAGACAACAGATGGTGTCTATTGTGTCACCATAGAGACAATCACCAGGCTTACAACAAGAACAACAACGATTTATTACAGTACTGCTCATTAACTGCAACCTCTATATGCGTTTGGAATAGAGAATATGTTCTTTCCCCCACACTTGTGTATTACGACTACTGTTCCATTTCTTATTGGAAGCATTTCAAAATTCTGTTCAGGATCTGCAAAATTGTCAAAAACACCATCACCTATTCCCTCTATATCTCCGTTGTTTTCCGCACCGTTATAGGCAGTTCCTATGGTTGATGATGCTTTGAAAAATCCTGTTGCATTATCCCACTGTGCTTCGCTTACCTGATATGTCCAACGATAATGTGGAGGAGTGGATGATACTGGACTAGAACTGGTTATAATACCGCATATGTCTTCTTTTTGATCTGGAATTTGAGGAAAGGAAGGAATGACGGGTTGTCTTCGTAAAGGAATTCCATTTTTATTGAACCCATCACCGTTTCCATTTCTACCATAAAGAACACCATTTTCAGTATCTACAAAAAAATCACACTGTCCAACATCTTCTGGGGTTTCTAATTTATACTCATCGCCTTCTGGTTGAATACATGATTCACAATCATATGCAACACCTATTTCAGAATTTTCATTTATAATCTGATCGCCCAGATTGGTTATGGATGGAGGATTTGGATCTCCACCATCTTCTTGAATGTCCTTATATCTTGTACCGCCTTCTCCGTTTTCATTCACTATACCTTTTGCAAAATTTTCAAATGCTTGTAATTTATAAGGACCATTTGCGGATTCTTTTGCACTGTTTTCATTAGAAATGAATGTATAATTACCAGTGCTCGAAGAAGAGTACATTCCTCCATCCAATAGACTTCCTATGTTTGTTCTTTCGCTACCTGTTAGATAATAATCTGCATTTCCTTTTGTCTGTTTTCCTCTTGCTCTTATATAATCTTTAAAAGTGTTTATATGAGAATAATAAGGTATTCCATTATTACCTGTTCTTTTAATAGCAATAGGATATATTCTTTCGGAAGTTTCTCCGCTTATGTTGGTTGCACTTACCGTGTTTCCACTTTGTGGAGAATTTTGCTGAAAAGTACCAAAATCAATAAATCCATTATCAGAAGATCCGTCACCATATCTGACGCTTGCATCAAATGATTGTTGTCCATAAAAATTTTCATTAAATTGTAACTTTACGATGTAACCTGTTTGGTTCATCAAAGTTTCAAAAGACATGGGATCTATTCCGTCCTCGTCCAACGGAGAAAGAAGTGGACCTGCAAATATTTTTTGACAACCACCTGTTTCGCCAGGATCACCTTTTGGGCCTTGCGGACCAGGGGGCCCCTGTGGACCTGGAGGACAGTCACAGCATCCGTCTCCACCACCACCGCCTGGTGGTTCGGAAACTACGAAATTTATGTCACATACTTCAGAAGCACATGAAACTCTTCTGGTTTGGTTAAATGCTTGTGCATTATATTCTGGAAATTTTGGAGTCGGCATATAATCTCCTATTTAATTCTATTTATAGAAGACTACTTGCGTCGTAATCCACTCCTTTGTTGTTTATGAAAGTGCTTTGCTGAGTTGGTGCAGGAGCCTGAGAAGGATCTGTCTGAACTGGTGTCTCTTGTCCACCAGCAACTGGGACCTGTTGATCGGGTTGTTGTGTTTGCATTTGTGCCAATTCTTCAGCCTTCTGTTGCTCGATTTGACTATCAATTTCAGCAATATCATCATCAGTTTGTCGCAGAATGTTCTTACGAATCCAGTAATCTGAGTAGAACTTTCCAGAATAATCCGCAACTTCTCGCATTATCGCCATGCGATCCTTCATTACCTCTGCTTGCTTGGATTCAGCAAAATAAGAGTCTGTGGAGAAATCCAATTTGATATTTTGATATATGTCATTCCAATCGTCTTCGTTCATGATTTGTTTTGCGAGACACTGAACTTTGAGGAAGTTCAATATCAACTCACCAAATCTTATTCTTACTCTGTTTATGAACTTAGAATATTTCAATTCATCTCTGCTGATTTCAGAAGCACGACCCATGTTAAAACCATTATCTGCTTGTAGTCTAGATTCAGGAATATTCAAAGCACGATATAATTTCTTTTGGAAGTATAGAACATCTGCCATCTCGCCCAAGTTCTGACCGCCTGGTAGGGTTTCTATGGATGTACCTCTACCGCCTTCACGACGAGGCAACCAGAAGTCCTCCAACATACTCATATGCTTCTTGTCGTCGCGTATTTCTCCAGTATTGGCATCATAAACTACCTTGTTACGGTAGCGATTCATAACTTCACGAAGATACTGTTCTGCCTTGTTCTTTGGTAGAGAACCAACATCAATATAGAATATTCTACGCTCTGGTGCTCTAGACCAACGATAAATGACAGTGGCATCCTCCACCATTCTTAATTGATTGAGTGGTTTGATTGCCTTATGGAGATAGCCAATCACTTTGCGAGTGTTTGGATCATACATTCCTGAATGAACATAATTGATAGAATCTGGTGCTATTCTGATTCCCTGTTCAGTGCTGTTGTAATTTACATTATATGTCGAAGGAACTGTTTTATTGAAAGGCATATAGAGATAGTATTCTTCCATCTCTGTAGGTACTTCCAAAGATCCTATTCTTTCTTTTTCTTTTATTTCTCTTATCTTTTTTATTCTAAGAGGATCTATGTAACGATACTCTTTTGCACCCTTTTTCTTATTTTCATTTAGAATGATATGATAGTAAAGTCTTCCGTCTATGTAAAAACGACGAAAGATTTCGAATCCTTTTCTATCAAAATCCAATAGATAAAGAACCTCTTTAAAAGATTCTTGTATCTTTTCTTTTATTGTATCTGGAACATCTGCTTTATCTAGATTCAATTTTAATATTTGATTTCTAGCATCTTCAGTTATTGCTTCATTTACTACATCATCTATTGCAATATCTACCTCAGAATGTAAAGACATTTCTCGATACTTTCGTATCATGTCCGTTTCTGTTCTCAGGGTTCCGTCTAGGTCTACATAAAATCCCTGAAGACCTCCACCCTCAATAACAGTCGCACCATCCTCTTGGGATGGTGGGACTATAGAAAAGACTTCATCGTCTTTTTCTTTACGGTTAAAACTGAATCCAAAAAGATTTTCAAAAAATGACATAATATATATTTATCCCAAATTTAAAATTAAATTTTGCCGCCTTGATTTATTTTTCCTGTATGATTTGCTTGGAAATACTGATAAGCAAATGTAACTTGGAATTCAGAGATGGTGTCATATTGATCATATCCAAGTTCCATAGATGCTACTTCTTTTGGAAAAGCGCCTATTAGAAGATAAGTCATTACAACTTCTCCTTTTCTATTAAACTGTTCTACTCTTAAAGAAGAGTTAGTAACATGACCCCAGAATTTTCCTGTGGTTATGTTTGCGTTATTACCAGTTTCATCTCCAACCATGTTGTTGACTACACCATTATAATAGCGATTCCATTTTTCTAAACTCTCGCGTATATCAAAATCTTCTGTATTTATTACAGTAATAGTCCAATCTTCGAAAGTTCTATCGCCTGGAACTTTTGCTTGACGACCCATATATGGAACTACTATTTCACCTAATGTAGAGCCTGGTAGAGCAGCGGCTTTCGCATAAAAATTCAATCTCTGAATTTTTTGAGGATTACCATCTACAGTAGCAGAAATTCTATAGAGTGTTGGTCTAGAACCACCATCAAAATCACTAATGAATCTATCAATTCCTAAGTATGCTTGTGACATATTTTCTCCTTTTGTGTTTTATTTATTTATATTTTAAGCGCCCGTTACTTCGGAGAAAGAAACTCCAGTTGGTGTTGCTATGAAATTCAACTGAATAAAGTTGATAGATCTAGTTGGTTTGATGAAAATGTCACCAACAAATCCATTAGAATCTATAACTTGTGGTGTGTTGTTAGTTTCATCACAAACTACAGCAAAATCTGTAATACCTCTACGACCACGAACTTCTCTGAGGAATGGTTCGCAGATAGAGCGGAACTGATTTCTTGTAATTTCATCGTTGAACTCGAAGAGAATAAACTTGGATGCGGTAGAGATTGCTTTCTCCAATACTATGAACAAACGACGAACATTTATACGATCAAATGCAGAGGGTCTGTTGAGAAGAGTCTTGTCTCCGAAAAGAACTGGACCTTCGCCTGGGAAAGACACAACTGGATTTACTTGTTTCTTATAAAGTTCATCACGATCTGTCTTGCCTGGGTTATAAGCAAGGCGAACTACGCCCTTGATTCTACCTCTACTGGTTCCTGCGGGAGAGAACCAAGGATCTCTTTCTGTATCGGTTCTTACCGTTACGCCAGCAATATCACCATTTAGTGGAACAAAAAGATAGCGGTCATTGTAAGAATCGTACTGTAACTTATATCCAGAATCCATTACTCCATAAGATGAAGATATTTGAAGATCGTCTCTATATTGAAGAACATCAGTTAAACCAAATCCATCCATGTTGTGAGGATCTGCACCACTGCTTGTTGGAGAAACAAATGCAACACAGTCTTTTCTAGATTCTGCAACTTCTATTACCTTTTGTGCATGTGAAGCGCGCATAGGTCCTGCTATGAGAATACTTACATCAATTTCTTCACCACTTAAGAAGTTGTCTTCAAATGCTTGAGCGCAATCACCTTCAACTGCATCTAAAGTGTTTTCTATGTCTTCAACTGCACCACCACTAAGAGTTGTTTTGAGAATACCGCCGGCAATAACTTTATAAGAATCTGTGCTAGAGATGTCGAGGTCGATGCCCCATTCTAGAGTTCCTTCTCCTGCACCACCAAATGTGGATGGTTTGGAAAGCCATCTGATGTATTCTGATCTGCTGTTAATTACATCAACATAATAGTTTGACCTTCCGTCTTGATTTCTTGAATTTCTTGCTTTAGACAAGAATGAGAATCTTTCAAGAACAGTTCCTGCTGTTCCGCTGAAAGCACCTCCGGCGTCTATAACAAGAATATGAATTTCATCCTTAGCATTTGTTGCACCTATGCTTTGTGCCCATACAGATGTGCCAGGAATGTCATCAAAATTATCAATATAATCTGCATATTCCTCTTCGTCTGCTACAAGATCTGTTGGTGTGGAGTGTGGATAATAGTCTAAAACAACTACCTTGAGACTATCTCCTAATTCGCCTGGGTAGCGAGCACACCAAGGACCTTTTGCCGTGTGACTAGCAAAATTATTGGTATAGGATGCATCGTTATAGATGTTCGATATACCAACACCAGTAGAACTGGCAGTCAAATCTCCATCTTGAATTACTCTTACTACTCTAAGATTTGTTCCATATTCCAAGAAATTCTGAGCAATAAACCAATATCTTGCGTACTCTGGTTCATATGCTGGTTTTCCGAAAAACTTTAGAAGATCTCTTTCGCTTGCCAATAGTGTTGGTTCGTCAACTGGACCCCATTTGAAAGCACCGCAGTATCCTGCTGGTGTTGTGGCAACTGCTGGCACAATAAGTGTCAGATCTTTTTCTGTTACTACTACGCCTGGACTGATTTGAAATGCCATTTTGGTATTCTCCTTTGATATTTTATCAAAATCGCTTCAATACTTTTTGAAATAGTTTACTAGTTTTATGTATAATTTAGAATTTTCTCAGTATTGTTCTAAACGCCAAACATTTCCTTTGTTGTCTATTTCAGTAGTATCTTCCTGTCCATTTTCAATAAAACCAAAAGGAACTATCTCGTCCTCAAGTTCTTTCAACTTCGCTTCAAATAAGGTTTTTCTTATATCCATGTTGGTTAGATCTTTGAAATACCCCTGAGTAGTCAACCAACAGAAAAGCACCATGCACATTACCAAGTCATCGTTATGTCCAGTTTCTGCTTCATACGAAGTAGATCTGGCAACAAATGTAACTAGTTCCTGTATTATATTTATATCACTTATGATTAATTTGTCGTCCTCTATCATGCTTTTCAGCAGAGAGCATCCTATTCTTTTTATGGGTTTTGTGGTTCTGACTCCTAATTGTGTCTGAGAGGCGCCAAATCCTCCATCCAAAGTCTGTCCTTTTCTGCCACGAAAAGACGACATTAGCATATTTTCATATTCAAGTTCGTTGTATAGTATGTCCGCAATCTGTCCACCTATGTCGTTTATTTCCACCAAAACATAAGCATCGTTGTATTTCTGTGCAATTGGGTAGATTGCATTAGGATATATCATAGGAGACATTTCATTATTTTTAAAAGTAGCAACAATTTTATACGGAATTGTTGTGATGTCTATGACAATATAAGCATGATAATCAAACCCCACTCCTCTGGAAGTATCCACAGTCATCACATAAATGTGATCTTTTTGGGGGTATTCGTATATTGACAAACCTTGATCATTCTTTGATAATGGACTCTTATATGCCATACTTTTCAGTTTAGTAGCAGCAATAAGGGTATTTGTAGAGCCTATGAAATCGCATTCATATTCTACTCTAAACTGTTCTTCGGATGTGTTGGAGATCTGCTGCTTTTTCCAGTTTGCATCACGACCTGGTAGATCGGACCAGTGAACGGAAATAGGTACAAAGGAGTTTCTTTTTTCCTCTGCGTCCGTCCAAATCTTATAGTACATATTCAATCCATTCGGTGTAGAGAAGATCAACACCTTGGTGTCTGTACCAGACGAAATGGTTGGGTAGGCAGACGCATAGAAGTCATCTGCGATATTAGGTGGTACATACGCAAACTCGTCCAAGAAGATCAGGTTGAAAGAACCACCACGAATGGCTGAAGATGAGGTCGCAGATGCTTTCACCTTGGATTTGTTTTCAAGAACAATTGA